GATGTTTTATCTACAAATAAACCTGCAGCACAAATAGGTTTTTCGTCTACTATTATAGTACCTAATTTAGGTAACATTTCTTTTGGTATTGGTAAATCCCAATTACGTTTTTTACACCAGTCACTTAAAGTAATATAATCTTTATCTAGATCCCACTTTCTAACTTGCATTTAAAATATTAACATTATTAGTATTCTCATTTTTTGAATAGATTCCCCAATTATCAAAAAATTTATCTTCATACTTTAAAAGTTTTTCTTGATCTGTAACTTCAAAATAATCTGTGAATAAAATATCATTAATTAAAATTCTTCTGTTCTCTGATCCAAATACATATACAGTATGCTCATCATTACCTAATGCTTTACCATGTTTACTATCTTCAATTCTAATCCATTTGTCATCTTCATTAACCATGTGACTACCTGAAACTTTAATACCTTTATAATCATATAAATTATTAATTAAGAATCTACCTACTGCAAATACTTTTCCACCTTTTGCAACATTATCCCCTAAATCAACTTTTTCAATTGCTTTAGTAGAACCATTTAACATTGTAACTAGAGTGCCTTTTATGAAACATCCAGGAGCACCTGAACCATCGTCTCTTCCTGGTCTACCAAGATTCATTGTTTGTTTATTTTTTCTAGCTTGTGCTACATTTATTTGTTTTTGAAATGTACCTTTTAATGTTTCTTGTCTTTTTATTGTTGCCTCAATTTTATTAGCTCTTTCAATCTTACCAGCTTTACGGGCTGCATCTGCTTTTGTACGATTTTTACCTATAGAATTAGTAATTCTACCTACTCTATTTCTTGCACCTTGCATTATATCACCTTTAGCAGATACCAGATTCATACCAGCAAATACATTTTTCATAGGATTACCAGCTACTCTTCCAGAACCATGTGCACCACTACCTGTAACTTCCCCTACTGTTTTATAACCTAAAGAAGTTAATGCACTTTTATTTGTGGTTTGTCTCATTCTATCTGCGTCAGTAACTCCAAACAGTGCATCAAGTGCTCCACTCATTAGTCTTACAGTTACTGGTACTATTTTTAAAGTCTTCTTACCCTTCTCAGCTAGTTCTTTAGCATCAGCTTTTAATGTATCTGTAAATTTTTTATTAATTAAATTTTTTCCTACTTCTTTTACTCCTGTCAAAGGTTTTACTACTTTATCTTCCATAAACCCTTGCCGTCTATCTGTAGGGGTTCCGAATGGTACAGGCCTAGGAGTTGAAGTAAACTCATCTTCTAAAGTAGTTCCACCAAATTGAGGTGCAATACCATGGGATATTGGGTCATCTAATCCCCTAAAAGTGCTTTCTTGTCTAGGATAATTTTTAACTTCTGTTTCTAGATCACTAAAACGATCAAATGTAGGAGGAGTTGGACGTTCAGCTAATATTTTACTTATTGCAATATTTTTAGCATGAGGGCTAGCTTTAGGATGACCTTGTATATTTTTTATTCTTTGCTCTCTATTGTGATATTGTCTTATAGCCTCAGAAGCAAAATGTTTTACAGGTTCTCCTTCTCCAGCATGTATATTTGGATATGCTTGTGCCTGTTTATTAAAATCAACTCCCTCAAAATCATGGGTATCTACTCTCCGACCAGGTAATGTTGCATACGCATCCATATCGTGTACATCTTCACCACCTTTAGGTTGAGGTCCCCATGTTCTATTTTCCCATGGTCCTGTAGTTGAAGATTTAGGTCCAGGTCCCCATTCTCCTACATCCCATGGTCCTGTAGTAGGTTGATTAACAGGTAATGTATAGTCGCCACCGCCAGAACCTCCACCACCTCCACCACCTGAAGATGTACCAGTAGGTTGACATGTCCCATCAACTAATTTATATCCATCTGGACACGGATCTGCAGTATCATCATCTGGATCACCATCATCTGGTGTGTCATCATAAGCTGCTTGAGTTATTTCAGGTAAAGATAAGTCAGGAAGTTTTACAAATCCAACTTCATTTGTTGTAAAAACACCTGTAGTAGGATCTTGTATTAATTCAATGGTGCCACCACCAACTCTATTAGGGTCCCAAGTTTGTATTGTCATATATTAATATTTAGTTTTATTGCGTTTGTTCGCCTCTTCCAGGTTGAGTATTTGCCGCACTAAAGCCAGCTTCCCCTGGCATTGGTGTATTACCTGTACCGATGTTGCCACCTCCAGCTCCTGTTGGATCTGTTGGCGAAGCTCCTGGAGGTACTGGGCTAGTCTGTCCCATTTGGTCTTGTCTTCCAGTAGCGGCAGTATTGTTTTGATTTCCATTTGCCATTCCCATTATTTGTGCATAGATCGCAGCTTTATCTGGATCGTTGATTAATTGATCAGGATCAATATCTAAAGATTTAGCTATTTCTTTTAAACATGTATGCCATCTAACAAATGGTGCAAGTGCAGGGTTAGCTGCTGTTTGCATAAATGTCATTAATCTTTGAGATCTTACTTCTTTTTGCATTAAAGAAGAAGTGCCTTGTGCTTTGATTTCTAGATCACCTATTATATGCGGAGAGTCATCATTAAATTGCATGTTCCAATGAAATAATGATTCACCTAGGGGCTTTAATAAATAGTCATCAATATTTTTAATTACTGTTTTAATACTTAGAGCTGCAGCACCCATTAACATTGACATACCTGCTGCTGTTCTAGTTGTAGATTGTACACCTGTTGCACCATGTGAGTACGAAGGTATACCAGTTGCTTCATCAGCTAACTGTCTAAACTTATCAAACATTTGTAAATTTTCATATGCAGTATTAGGAAATTTTAATCCATGTATTGCTGCTCCTGGTTGACCACTTTGTCTTCTAAATATTTTACCAGGAAATACTTTCATATCTTGACCAGGTACTAGCATAGTTTCATCAACATCAAATACTAAATTACCTGCAAGTGCTAAGTTATCAATTGCCATTCTTGCATGGCCATTCATAACTTGTTGTGAGTCTTCCATATTTTCTGGAATACCAATTCCAAAAAATTGATAAGGATTTAATTCGTATGGACATACTAAATAAGGTATTCTAACTGGTGTAAATGGATTTTCTATTAATCTTAAAACTTTATTACCACATACCCATGCGTTAATATGTATTACATCTGAAGTAGTATTATATACTAAACCACATTCATCTGCAGTTTTTTTATCTATAGTACCCCAATATTCTAATATCTCAAATCTATTTTTATAAATATTTGTAATATTTTCCCTATCATATAAAGAAGATTCAAATCCTTTTGTTTGGTAATTAGGACCCATCTCTAAACATTCTTGAATAGCATCAGAATTAAACATAGGTTTTTTTCCTAAATTTTCAAATTGTGCTTTATTATAAGAATGTCTTTGAATTACATAATCACAATCATTAATACTTGTTGCATTTGGATCTGGATAAAAATCCCAACAACTAATTGCTTCAATTGAAGGTACAGCTTTAACTTTAGTTGCATGAATTCTTTGAACATTACCTTCATCATCTTCTGCAGTAGAAAATAAATTATATTCTTTTGAATCTGTAAAAGGTCCTTTTAAAATTCCTGTTCCAAGTAATGCCATTTCAAAAAATATATGACGCATAATTGTAATAGCTTTACTTTCTTCTAACTGATCATGTATCAGTTTTTGCATTTGTTCTGCAGCCATTCTTGCAGGCTCTATCTGTGGAGTACCTATACTAGATGGGCCTTCTTCAAAACCTAAATTTTCATATTCCTGATTTAAATTTTTCATTAAATCATTTACAGTTGCACCTGGTGGAATATTTGCACCATCACCATTAAATCCATATGGATCAGGTTGTTGTTGTGGTTGCTGCTGCTGTTGTTGAGGTTTTAAATGTGCTTTTTCTGCTATATTTTCTGGTACTGATGTAGGAGATACTCCCAGTGGAAATTTACCTTGAGCAAATAAAACTTCTATTATTTGTCCAAATGAAGCAAGTACTTTAGTCTTTGTTATTTTAACAAATACTTTTGACTTCTCATTAGAACGAAAAGCCATTTCAGGACCATAAAGTCCTCTATAATTTCTATAAGCTTTTAACCAACGCTTCTCATCATATAATCTAGAAGTTTCTGCTTGTTGAAATCTATTTCTAATATATCCAACTAATGGATGATATTCTTCTGTGTATGGTTTATCTGCCATTTGACTATATATCTTCTTTAGTTTTAGTTGATTTTTTTAATTGAGTTAATTCGTCTTGTGTTAAAACAGAATTACCACTTAACATTCTAGCAGTAGTTAAATCAAGTGTAGGGGAACCTTTTTTATCAGGTGAGTCAGTATCTATTTGTGGTGTACTGGCTACTTCCATTACTCCAGGTTTTTGTTTATATTTATCAAATTTATTAAACTTAGCATGTTCATTAAGAACATCTTTATCTGGTCTAAATACCATTTTAATTCCTCTTTATTGATTTCCTTTATACTGTATACTTGGCTTTTCTTGTTTTTCCATTATAAACTTTTCCAAACTTTAATTTTCCTTCTGGAGTTTTATACTTATCAAATTCTTTAAATATTTTTTCTTTTTGCTTTTCAGGCAATAAACCTTCGACTTCATTGCGATCTAACTTTTTAGTTTTAGGATTAATAAGAGTAGGTATAATTGTTTTACTTACATTTAATTTTTTTAATAAATCCTCTGCACTTTTAGGTTCTTCTTTTTTCTTTTTACTAAACCAGCCCATTTTAATTGCCTCTTATTTTATCAGCTACAATTTTCATACCGCCCCATATATTTTTAGCTTTTGTTTTATATTTTTTATATAAATCTTTATGACCTTTAATAATAACTTCTTTTACTGAAAGTTTAATATCTTGTACTGGATGTACATTAGAGTAATTTTTTTGACGTTCTGAATTTTCTTTAGTCATTAATTTCCTTTTATTTTTAGATATTTTTTAGTCTTTTCTACTTGTGGTTTTTTTTTTATTTTTTCTAATTTTGGTTTTTTACCACTATCATCAGAAAATAAATTTGTAATACCTCTTGTAATTTTATCTAATACTTTTATAGTATAATAAAAAGGTACAGGGCCTCCAGGCCCAATGTTAACTGTTGTTTTATTATATGAATTAGAATAATTCTTTTTACTTTCGGAATCTTCTTTAGTCATTAGTAATCTCTTACTTTATCTGCATTAAAAATCGATGCGTCTACTTTTTCTTTTTTTCCTGGTCCATCATTAGAATCATTTCCTAAATCACCTTGGGTAATTTTTTTATTAGGATCTATTTCTAATTTATCATTAGGTCTTTTAGCAACATCAGGTCCAAATTCACCTTGACTAATTTTTCCTAAAATATCTTTACCTTTTGGGTATCCATATCCTTCTGGCATTTTTATCTCCTTGTTATTTATTAATTAATAAGTTTTTTTGACCGTACTCTTTACCTTTTTTAAAAAGTTTTTTAATTTTATGTTTACCAATAGCTAATAATTGGTCCTTTCTATAAGCTATACCTCTTTTTAATTGATCAGTAATAGTTTCATCTTCAGCTTTAGCCTCATCTTTTTTTAATTTGGCTTCCTCTAAAGCTTTCTCTAATTTTTTTTCTAAGTCCATTAGTAATCTTTTTCATCTGCTAATTTAAACAACGACTCTTGCACATGCTCTTTACCTGATTTAGTAGGATAGTCAATATCTCTTAAAGCAGTTTCAGATTCACCTTTTCTAGGTGCATGTTTATCAAAATCAATATTGGTTGGTGCTTGATTAGGCTGTTTGCCATCAAGTGCTGAACCAAGATCTCCTTGTTTTACTTTAGCTTTTGGGTCGAATTTAGTTTCCATTATTCATCTCCTTCATCAATATCAGATTCTTCAGATAAATCTTCAAGCTCTTGTAATAAATCTTCTTCTTTATCATGTAGCTCTCTGATATCCTCAATGACATCTGATACTGTTCTTGTTTTCTTTTTTCTTGCCATGGGTTTTCTCCTATATTTTTATTTTTTTAATTGACAATACATTCTTTGTTGGAATAGTTGTATATCCACCACCTTGTTTTATTTTACCACTATCTTCAAATATAAAATCAGCCATAACAACAGTTGTTTTACTATTATGTGTTACTAGCCATCCAAAGCTGCAGCATACCGCTGTCTTTGATTTTTTTATATCAGATATATCTGCCCAAGCTACATCTCCAACTATATCTTCCCAATAAACCATTACTAGTGTATAAGGAAAATTCTTTTTATCTATACTAGGTAGTTTAATTTTTTTCACTATCTCCTTTTTATAGTACTAACTAATATCCAAATATTCTATCGACAGGTTGGAATTGTGGTTTAGGAGTTCTATTAAATCTATTTGCATAACTTGTATGCATAGGTCTACTCATGCAGCCATATCGTAATGCATCATAAGCATGATCTTCTACATGTGTATTAACATCTTCAGGATTATTATCATCCAATGGTAAAAGAGGTAGTGTTCTAATTAAATTTCTACAAGTAGAAAAAATTCTTAATCCTGGTTCCTTTTTCTTATCGTCACTAACCTTTAATCTTTTATGAATTTCTAATTTACCACTAATTCTACTTTTAGGTGTTCTATCAGAAGGCCTCCAACGACATCCTGTTTGAATCATTGTTTCTGCGATGCTTGGACCTATATCACCTCGTTTTGCCCATGTGCTAGCGTCTAAGACCCCATAGCGTACATATTCTCCACGTTCTAGCTCTAAGACTTTTCGTCCAAATACATCTGCCGTAATTTTTTGGGTATATAATTCTCTATATATCCATAAGTTATTATCATAATCAATAGCAAACCAAAGAACACAAGCAGGAGAACTGTAACCCCAGTCTGCAGCACGAAAACGCTGCCAGCCTTTAGGCACTTCAAAGGGATCAACCACATGTATACTTTTACTAAATTCAGGAAATGCTGAATCTTCGAATGCATCCCAATCTCCATCTAAGAATTGTTTTCTTTGTATTTCTGGTAACGATGCCAGCATAACATAATAATCATCTGTTTGAATTAGATAAGGATTATCTTGAAGTTTTGCTGGTATAAATCTTCTTGTAATTACTTTATTGCCATTAGGTGTATCTATATTAATATCAAAGGCAAAATTAGGCACAGCGGGGTCCACGAACATTTCACGTACCCATTGTGAACCTATATTACCTGGATTCCCTGTTGCTCTCATGTAAACTGGAATCTCAGTATCAACTGATCGTAAAGATGATCTTAAAAAATTATATATATCTGGCGAAGGATATTGTGGTAGTTCGTCTATTCCTATCCATGTGTAAGATTGCCCTTGGTAACGTAAAGCGTCTGTCATGTTCTCT